GTGTTACAGGTCCTACTGGTCCATCTAGTCTAGGTACTACAGGAGCTACTGGTCCTACAGGATCAGCTGGTGTAGGTGTTACAGGTCCTACTGGTCCTACAGGATCAGCTGGTGTAGGTGTTACAGGTCCTACAGGTCCATCTAGTCTAGGTACTACCGGGGCTACAGGAGCTACAGGAGCTACAGGTTCAGCTGGTGTAGGTGTTACAGGTCCTACAGGTTCTACAGGTCCTAGAGGTTTTACAGGTTCACCTGGTCAAGCAGACAATACTGGTCCTACAGGTAATACAGGTCCTACAGGTCCTACAGGTCCTACAGGTTCAGCTGGTGTAGGTGTTACAGGTCCTACTGGTGCTACAGGTGCTACAGGCCCGTCTGGTGTAGGAGCTACAGGTTATACAGGTGATACAGGTTCTACAGGTGCTACAGGCCCGTCTGGTGTAGGAGCTACAGGAGCTACAGGTTATACAGGTGATACAGGTGCTACAGGCCCGTCTGGTGTAGGAGCTACAGGTTATACAGGTGATACAGGTGCTACAGGTGCTACAGGTTTTACTGGTCCGCCCGGTGTAGGTGCTACAGGTTTTACTGGACCTGCCGGATCTTCCGTACTACCAAACGGTGCTGCATATGGAAACTATTTAAGTTGGGATGGTACAAATTGGTCTGCATATGGAACACTTGTACATATAGGATCTAATGCAGGAACTACTAATCAGCAGGCTCATGCGGTTGCTATAGGAACTGAGGCAGGATATCAAAACCAAACTAACAACTCAATTGCTATAGGTTATCAGGCTGGAAGAAATAGTCAACTAGGAGAGGCAATTGCTATAGGTTATCAGGCTGGGCTTACATCCCAAAAAGGTAAGACTATTGCTATAGGCTATCTAGCTGGAAATTCCAATCAAGAAACAGAAGCAATTTCTATAGGAAATGATAGTGGATCATCAAGTCAACAAACACAAGCAATCGCTATAGGATATAAAACTGCGCAAAACACTCAGGGTGCACGGTCAATTGCTATTGGATATGAAACTGCTCTAACAGTTCAACTTGCAGATTCAATTGCTATAGGAACTCGCGCAGGAAACGATAGACAGCAGAGTTATTCAGTTGCTATAGGTTATGAGGCTGGAAACGCTGATCAAAGGGAAAAATCGGTTGCTATAGGTAATGAGGCTGGGGAGACTTCACAAAGAGCTAGCGCAGTTGCGATAGGAAGTCAGGCTGGACAAACTAGACAGCAGACCTTTTCAGTTGCCATAGGAGAACAATCGGGACAAACAGATCAACAAACTAAATCGGTTGCACTAGGATACCGTGCTGGTCTTACTTCACAACAACTGGAGGCAGTCGCTATAGGATCTGATGCTGGATATGGTAACCAAAAAACCTATACCGTTGCTATAGGAAGTAGTGCAGGATCTGAAAATCAATCAACTAAATCGGTTGCACTAGGATATTATGCCGGGAGGAGTAACCAACAAGAAAAGTCAATTGCTATAGGAAGTCAGGCCGGAGAGGTGAGTCAACAGCTTTATTCGGTTGCTATAGGTAATGAAGCTGCAAAAGATGGACAACAGAGTTATGGGGTTGCTATAGGAAATTTGGCTGGACTGATAAGTCAACAATCTTATGGGATTGGTATAGGCAGTGAAGCTGGAAAATTCTCGCAAAGATCTAATACAATTGCTATAGGTAATCAAGCTGGAAAGGAAAATCAAGGTGTTAGGTCACTTGCTATAGGTTATCGAGCCGGAATAGGAGAAGGTAGTTCACCTCAAAAAGACGACGCAGTTGCTATAGGAAGTGATGCCGGACAGTTTAATCAAGGAAATAATTCAATTGCTATAGGTAAGGAAGCTGGACAAGGTGGTCAAGGTGACAACTCAATTGCTATAGGAAATGATGCCGGAACTAGTTCACAGACTAGTTTTTGCATTGCTATAGGTAATACAGCTGGACAGACGTCTCAAAACTCTTATGGAATTAGTATAGGTCATGAAGCTGGAAATAATACTCAAGGATCTAGTTCAATTGCTATAGGTAAGGAAGCTGGAAAAACGAGTCAGCTTAGCAACGCAATTGCTATAGGATCTTCAGCTGGGTTTACCGGACAAAATGAAAAATCAGTTGCTATAGGTTATGAGGCCGGATATAGTGGCCAAACCATCAGTACAGTTGCTATAGGAAATTTGGCTGGAAGGACCGGTCAACAAACAACATCAGTTGCTATAGGTAATGAGGCTGGAAATACTAGTCAAGGTGATAGGTCAGTCGCTATAGGAAATCAGGCAGGAAAGAGTAATCAAGGGAGTGCGTCAGTTGCTATAGGAAATTTCGCTGGACAAAGTAATCAACATACACAAACTATAATATTAAATTCAACAGGTATTACTTTGAATAGTCAGCAAGCTGAGAGTTTTTACGTAAAACCGATACGTAATATTAATTACACTGACGGCTTTAAACCATTGTATTATAATTATTCAACTGGTGAAATTGTAATGGTTAATGATAGATAAAGTCAATAAGAATGTTTTCTATATTTTGGATATTTGTAGGATTCTTAACTGGCATTACCATATCTGCAGTGTTTACACCTCCATTAAGGGTTAAAAAACAAGTCCCAACGCCAAATGGGAACAATCTTCTACACACTGAAACAGGATGTGTAAACTTTATAACAAAAGAAGTTTCATGTGAAAATAATTCAACCTCACTTAATTTCATCGCGTCTCAACAATAAATGAATCCAGTATCTAAAGAGACTATACCATTATTATCATTTATTGTTGGATTAGGTGTTTCTATTTTATTATTTCATAAGCCATTTCAAAGTAAACACGTATTAGCTCTTCCTTTACATGAAATTGAAGGAAAAATCATTAAAGTGAATAATAAATGCTATAAATATCATGCGGAGGATGCTGAATGTGAAATCCTCCCTTTTAAATAAATGGCAGATGGTGCAACTGATTTAAATGATCTTTTAGGAAATGGACCTGTTCAAAATCCTCAACTTCCACAGTCAACTACATTTTCTCCAATTGTAACAGGCGGAGTTGATCCATTTATCTCACCAATGAATACTTCTGCTCAAAAACCATCAAATATGATAAACAATAATCAAACATTTAATACAGTTCGGTATGCTGTAAAAAATCTTATGATATATTTTGGTTTTTTTGCAGCTGCTATGATTATTTCGTTGAGTACACCTAGATCACTAATTTTACAATATATACCTAATACTTATACATCAGGTGGTGTGCCATCTTATACTGGAGCGGCAATACTTGCTAGTGTTGCTGTTGCTATAGCATATGTTGTAGGGACTTTATTTGGTTCTCTATTTTAACTTATGAATATATTACTTTAAGAAGACCGTATTCCTTCATACATTTTGATAGAAATTTTTCACAATCTGAACAAGGTTTTGAACCAAGAATTTCACCGTGTTTGTTTATTCGTACAACAACTAAAATACAACCGTGTAATTGTGAAACATCACCAAAACGTTTCACAACTGCTCGTTCCGCGTGTAGTGTGCTATCTGACCACCCACATCCTCTTGATCTACTACCTATTTTATTTCGAGATGATGCCATTAACTTATTTCGCTTGTACAACTCTGCATAATGTAAACTTGTATTATGCACTGATTTATAATCCATTTCTGTATATGGTAACATTTTCATTGATAACTTCAATTAAGTAAAACGAATACGTTTTCGATCAAGTTAATTAACTGTAAATGGAAGAAATTTGGGACAAATATAGACGTAATTCAAAGGGATGGAAATTAGATCCACTCGCAAAGATACATCCTCGTATTATGATAGGATCTGCAAATAGTGTTGATTTATACACCATGTCCACATACGATATTACACATGTAGTAAACTGTGCAGAAGAATGGAATTCATCGAAATGGTTTGAGAATGAATTTCCAGATAGAATTGTCTGTATTGGTGCATTAGATCATCGAACAGAAGACATTACTAAATGGTATCCTTTATTCGAATCTTCAATGAATAAATTTCTAGCTGATCCAGAGTGTAAAACAATTTATGTTCATTGTGAATGTGGAATTAATCGCAGTGGGTTTCTTACACTTATATATATGTGTTTGAAATTTGGTTATACAATTGAAACTGTTATAAAAAGTATTCTTATTCAAAGACCATGTATGTTTACTAATCAAGAGTATCGAAAACAAGCAATCGAGTATATCAAAAAACATCAGTAGTTAATAATGGCAGACCTAGGATCGAATTCTTTATGGTCTGATATCGAAAATGGTGCATCTAATGTGCAAACTGATCTATTAGGTCCATCATATAGTTATGCTGATTCTATAACAGGACCATCCTCGTTAGGTGTTGGGTCAAATGGTTCATTTGGTCAACTTGGTACAAACGCAAATGCAATTTCGTATTATACTCAAGCATTAATTACTGGAAATCCACCACTTGGTAATCAGTTTTTTGTAAATACAGGTGGAATGTGTACAGCTCCAAATGGATCTTTGCAACCAAGGTATAATTACATTAATAACATGTCAACTGGAGCTGGAGCCCTACCTCCTGCTATATCAGAACTAGGCTCTGACTTTAATGGACTAATTCCAGGCGTAGTTGATGACATTGAAGGATTGAATCCCTTACACCTTTTTTCAGCTCTGGTAGCAGATGCAAATCCACCATGTGTTTGCATGTCATGCCCTACATCCTCTGGTACAGCTGCAAAGTTTTTGACTACAACATTAAGTCCTGATGTTGCATCAAGTCAATGTCAACAAGTAGATCCCTCACAATGCGCATCAGTTCCAGAATCGTTCATGAATAAACAAGAAGCAGTATCTGTAATTCCAACTATAATTGCTGGATTGGGATTTCTGTATTTCGTATTTTCAGGTAGATGATTAAGTTTAATTAAATGGATAATATATTTCGTATAAAAAAGTCAAGAGATACATATGCAAAGAGTAAGGCTTCTGAAACAGTTACAGGGACCTTAGATTCAATTCATCAAACATTAATAAGTGAAATACGGAGTTCAAATATTGAAGAACTTGTAAACAGAAAAATAGAAATTGAAAAAGAATTAACTAATATACAAGATTTTTATAAGGTTACTAAATTGCAGGATGAGGTACGTACGATTCATCGTCGATTAGCACAAGAAGATCCACTTAAAGACTATTATGTGCAAAATGCTGATATTATTCTCAAATATTATGGTGGTGGTGATAATGTCCAATCAATGACAACATCTCCCTCTGATCAAAACACATTTATTAAATATTTAACTCAAACCTCACATGATACAAAGACAGTTTCAAAAAAAGATTTATATGACGAATTTACTTCACGAATGAAAATTAGTACTGGAGTTGAACCGGCAGAAAAAACTTATACAACTGAACATTGCGATAGATGTAATATTTCACGTGAAGAACTTTCTGAAGAAGGTATATTAGTATGTCCAAAATGTGGGTCAGAAGAGTATATGTTAGTTGTTTCAGACTTTCCATCATTTCGCGATCCTCCTAAGGAACGTAATAATTATGCTTATAAAAAGATTAATCATCTTAATGAAATTTTAAACCAATTTCAGGCCAAAGAAAGCACCATTATACCAGATGATGTAATGCACGAAGTAATATGTGAGATAAAGAAACAACGTATTCAAAATATAGCAGAATTAACAGAGATTGCTATGCGAGAGATTTTAAAGAAGCTCAACAGATCTAAGTATTATGAGCACTCAACCCACATCCTCTCTCGACTCAATGGTAATCCGCCTCCAACAATCACACCAGATATTGAAGAAAAAATCAGAGCAATGTTTCAAGAAATACAAGCTCCTTTTTTATTGTATTGTCCCGATGATCGTACTAATTTCCTGTCATACTCTTATATCTTATATAAATTCTTTGAACTACTAGAACTTGATGAATATAAAGTTTATTTTCCTTTATTGAAGAGTCGAGATAGGCTTATAGCGCATGATCACATTTGGAAAAAAATATGTGAATATCTAAAGTGGGAATTTATTCGTTCTGTTTAATCAAAGTATTTAATTAGATAACAAACACGTTTAGAGTGCTTATTATTTTCAACATTTTCTTCAATCATTATTTTAATCTCTTCATATGAGAAATTAGAATTTTGTCCCTTTATATACCAAGCGCCAGGACGTTCATCATTCACATAGCTTGTTTTTACAATAAGTGGTGCCTTTAGTTGAGCTGCTCTTTGCAGAACTTCAATAAAAGGCATATGTTTATCGTAATGTTCTTCACGCATATCTCTATTTCCAGTATCACTATTGTATCTTGTAATTTCCATTACTTCTGTTTTTTAATTGACATTATGAATTCGTTTTAATCCCAGGATTGTTCTAGCCAATCTTGATAATCTACCCAACTGTCATATTCATCATCATCTAATTCCGGATTGTAAACTTCTTGAATGATATAAAAGGATTGCATTGTATTCGCTAATATGGATATACGTTTTAATTTACAAATCCGTTTTTAATAAGTTTCTTTGAAAACGGATTATTAGATCTTAGTATCTAAACACTACTACTCGCAAAATGCTCAACTCAATCTTCAATTCTTCAAAGAAGGACGCAAATGTTAATAGGTGTGTACTTCATATGCTCCAACATATGGACTATTCTAAGTATCAAAAGTTCGTAACTGACTCATCAAAGTTTCCAGATATGACACACAAATATGTAATATTTGAATATACCGAGTCTCCTTGTGATTCGCTGATAATTTGTTCGGAACGTCTTCTTCCAGGTACACCATCTATTCATTCTATAATTAGTAATCCTTTGTTCGGTGACAATATGAGGTTTCTATTTTGCGATAATGCTGATCGCATATCTTGGTATACACGACGAAAGATGGATTACTCTAAGCCATTTGCAGAACAGTTGACAAATGTTCGTCAGTTAGTACTTATCTACAATGGTGAAGTACCTCATGATGATGATATTCCTCCTCTTATGCCAGCTAATAATGTTGTTCTTAATCCTGATATTTATAACTTTCCTGATGACGATGATTATGCTGATATGCCATCATTGATTCCAATGCCAACGAATAATACTGTATTTAGTAATGATATATATAAGTCGACAGATGATGTGCCTCCACCACTAGTTCCAATTCCATCATACAATTACTTTAGTAATGGATTAAATCAAACTATTTGGAGTCGACTTCCGTATAATAACTTTGGACAGGTAACTCAGTAAACTCAATATTAAAAAAAAATCTATTACTAATTCATGCATAAAGTTTTCTACGGAACACTACTTTCCTACGCAAAACAAGAAATAAAAAATATAGAACCTCTGCTTATTCGAGCAGATAATGATTTTTTATTTGAGAAATCTATCGATGAGGCTATTCAACATCTTATAAAAATACAGTCAATTTTACTAAAAGTAAAACAGTCCTACATTAATTCGCGTTTAACTTAAATATTTAATCGATTTCTACATAGTGATTGTCATAAACTAAGTTTGATATATTGCATATCAAACATACTAAAAATATAAATATTATAACTATTACAGTAGCGACAGCAAGATAAGTATCTGTCGAATCATTCATTAAGCATTATATCCACACAATCCGTAAATATCGGTTTTTAGTTTACAGTCTCCTGATGGACATTTTTCAGAATTAGGCGGACACGGATGATCAACCTTTGAATCAGGATGAAATGTATCAAAGCCTTCTAGCGTAGGTCTAATATACATATATACGTAATGGTTTACAACAGCAAAAACTACACCGTGTATTAATGCTTGCTCACGAAGAGATGCTCCGGGTGGAATAGAGAGATGAACTCCTGGAACAAGAAGCATAAATAGAATTGCTTTTAAAAGTATGTTTACCCACATTTATTTACTAGCAGGAGAATTAGGTTTCATGTTCGTAGTTGGGTCAAACGTGGCGTGCCCGACAGGCATACAATCTGGCTTTCCACCCTGATTTACTCCAGGCTCATAACCATTAGGACAGCTATCGCCATAATTAGCAAATCTTTCGGGATATCCCTTAACCTTGTGCCAATAAAACCACATTACTCCTGCTGTTACAATTGCAAATAGGATCGCGTGGACTACAAGAGTTGTTCCACGTGTTCCATGTTGAGGAAGTCTTAAAAGTACACCGGGTACAAATGCAACAAATAATAATGCAGATAACACGGTGCTAATTAGTTCCATTTATATTTCAGTGTTGAAGTTTTTATAGGAGTCGAAGACCACGAAATACCATACTTAGAACATAGTGGTGAAGAACTGCAAATAGGGCACCGTGTACCGCAAGAACTACCCAACGAGTTCCACCTGGAGGAAGAGTGACAAGCACACCAGGAACAAACGCAGCGAATACGAGAGCGGATACAACAAACTTTAGCCAAAGCATTTTACTTTGTACGAGAGGTTTTTCTTTACGACATATGAAAAATTTATGGAACTTGAGCTCGACGACATTAAAATTCTATACTAACGCTCCAGATTGTTTAGGACATGATCCACAACCACTTGGTGAAGAAATCTTTAAACGATCAGATACGTAATATCCATACGATAATACCCCGATGAAAAACAGAATTATTGCAAGCCAGTACATTGTTTTGTAACAAGAGTTTTAACCTAAACCATATAACACATAGAATGGGAATCCCTTTCTATTTTGCAAGTCTATCAAATAGCCACAAAGGCATTATCTCAGCAATTAAAAAGAATCATATACTGGAGGTTGATGTATTCGTAATCGACTTTAACTGTCTAATACATCGTTATCTTA